GTGCTTGCAAGTTAGCAAAGAACTGGTCTGTTTGATTTTGAGAAGTAGCATTAAACTGATTAGCCGCATTTATTGCCGCTTGGTCTGTAAACAAAGATTGAATACGAGACTGTGCTTTAAACATCTCTGTTTGCTGTCTATTAGATAGATTAGCCATATCCATCTGCATAAAGTTTTGTGCGTTCATTACAGCCGCTTGCTGTCTGTTAGATAAGTTTGCCATATCTAACTGAGATAAAGCCGCAGCTTCAGCCATTACTAAGGCTTGCTGATTAGATAAGTTCTGCAAATTAACGGTGTTAGCAATACGACTGTTCTCTAACGCTACCTGTTGTTCAGCAGTAAAATTCATATTAGCTACATCAGCAATACGTCCTGCATTTTGTACACGTGCTTGAAATGCTTGGTCAAATTCCATGCCCATAAACTCTGCACGTTGTTGTGCCGCAAGCATGTTACGTTGTTGTCTATTCGATAAGTTCTGTGACTCAAACTGTGCTACCGTAGATGCGTCTGCTTGTGCAATAGGTATAGCTGATTCCATAGCTGCTTGAATAACAGCTTGACCTGCTATGGAAGATGCCCCTAAACCACGAGATGCCAACACACTATTTGCTTTACGCATAGCACCTGCCGCCCATGCTGGTGTGTTACCACCTTCAAAATCCTGCATTAAGCTATCTAGCTGTCCTTGCACAGTAGCTTTTTGTGAAGGTGTAGCTTGAGCCGCTTGTATTTCTTCTGTAAATTTAGCCGCTTTCTGTGCATCTGCCGCACCTGTGATAAGTTCACCATCCTGTATCTCACGTTGTACAGGATTATCCATAAGTATTCCTGCACCCTGTGCCGCACTTAAATCACCTACAGAACTTTTTGCTTGCTGTGATGCTACTACATTTGCACGTGGGTCAACTGTTCCTTGTGCGGCTTGTGTTGCTTGTAATGCTGTATCCACATCTTCTTTAGATGTCTCTGCCTCTACAGTTTGTGGTGCTTTCTCTTTTACTGTGTCTGCCTGAGTAACACCTGCTATAGCAGTATCAATAGGGTTAATTGCACCAAGCTGACCTGTGCCAGTCGTTAACTCTGTGCCTGTTGGAACTGCACCTGATGGGTTCATTATCTGTGCGGCATCTACTTTACCACCTGTAGGCACACCGGGCTGTGTCATTCTTTGTACAGTTATATCACCTATATTAGTAGTTGGTTGTTGTTGTTCCTCAGTTGGTTGTTCTGTAGTTTCTGTAGGTGTGGTTGTACCACCCTCTTGTAGTTTAACAACAACACCACCTTTTGCCATTTGTTGTGCCTGTTTAACAAAGTTATTCATTTGCATTTGTTTAGCAGGATTTGCTCCAAGAAACTTATCAAAATTTTCCATGTCTCCTTGATAACCCATAGCACGTGCTATCTTTGCCATACCACTAGGTTTAAATGCTTTGAACATAGCCATAATTATTTCCTATCTAATGCTCTATCTAGTTTATCTTCTACTCTATGTAGTGCTTCCATAACCCTATCCATGTCATCCTTTAATTCAAACTTTGTTGCATAGTCTTCACGAGTTTTGTTTAGTAAAATCTGCAAGCGTTTTACTTCTGCAAACATCTGACGAAATGCCCAGAACACTGGAGCAATAACCATTGTTAAAATTACATTCCAAAATAACATAGGGTCTATTGTCATGTTGATATCTCCACAGCTATAAGAGAACAATTCCTTATGTCAAAAACAATCGGGGATACATCTAAATCATTAGAGGTAACAGTATAAGTTACAGAAGAAGTAGTATTTGGTTCGTCTACATATTGAGTAGATAAATGATAATACCAAGGGTCTGTTGAACCTGAATTAATAAAACCTCCAGAACGTAGTTCTCTTAAACTCCCTGATAATTCTGTTCCATTTCTTTTTAATGCAATTTGTCCTCTATTAGTTCTTTCTTGTTCATCAGGAATACTACCAGAAGAACTAGGTGTTACATGCGATATTTCCATACTAGTAAGTAATAAAATTTTTGCGCTAGTTGTTGAAGGTGTAATTGTTACAGTTGCTCTAGTAACATGTGAACCATATGTAGTTGTTGATGTAGAACTACCTACTTGGTTAAAACCTGTGGTGTTATTTACACCTCTAGTGCTTAATGATATTGGCATACTATGTCTTTCTTCCGTTATAAAAGTTAGTTAATGCTAATTTACCACTAGTAGGAACATTAGTATTTACAGCAATAGTATAAGATATATTAAAATCTCCTGTAGGAGAAACTGCCTGACTTGAAGTGTTTCCTATAGTAGTGCTTTCTATTGTCGCATCATACCCTGTGTTATTTGTAAAAGTATATACTGCTGGATAACTAAAATTAAAAATACGCCAAGATATAGTGGCTTGATTATTAGTGCTTATAGTATATGGACCATTTTGAAATAAAGTATGGTTAGGGGCTAAAGTTCCACCTGTATGATAACTTTGAGTCACCGTTCCGCTTGGATATGTAACAGTAAGTGTGCCGCCTTCTTGATATCCTCTAGCACCGTATTGCAAACGATAAGAAGAACTACTACCCTGAGAGCCAGTGCTACTACCTGCTGTATGAGACAAAGTATTATATTGAGAATTTGTTGGACCCGGGTCATATGTTGTAGTTTGTGGAGTCGTTCTTACTAAAGTTAAACCAGTAACACCCCCAAAATCATTATCTGTTCCATTACTAGATGGAGCAGCTTGCGTTGCAGAACTTGTAAGTGTTGCTGGAACATTATCTCCACCTTTTAAATATTCTGACATAGAATGAGGAGCAGTGCCACCAAACTCTGCGGCTATTTGATTAAGAGATATTGCACCTGAACTTTGTAATGTCATTATGATATAGTTCCTGAAGCTGTTACATCACCTACAGCAGTAAAGTTTCCACTTGTGTCGATAGCAAATTTAGCTGTGCCATTATATTTAAATACAAGTGCATCTGTTTTTGCTGAACTATTGATTGTAAAGTCACCCACTTCTACAGTCCAATCATCGCTTGCACCTATTTGTATAGATGTTGTTCCTGACGATGCATTAGTTGCTTTGAGAACAGGAGAATCAACACTATCTGCATATACATTAGCATATCGATTAGACGTAGTTCCTATATTATATGTGCTGTCAGTCGTAGATACTATATTACCTGTAGTTACAGAACCTGTGCCTGTATTTAAACTGGTAAATGTACCGCCACCAAATACTACATCACCTGCATTACCACTAAATACTTCACTACTATTAGTTGCATCAGCTATAAAGGTAAATTTACTTGCGCTATCATCATATCCAAAGAAACCAACTTTAGCAGTACTACCTGTATGATATCTAAACTCTATACCTCTATCTTTATTATCATCTGAACTAGGAGCAGTATCTCCACCTAATGTAAATATAGGGTCATCAATAGTTACTGTGGTGCTATTTACTGTAGTTGTTGTTCCATTTACAGTTAAGTTACCACTAATAGTAATACCACCTGTTATGTTAATATTACCTGTTCCTGTTATATCGGAACTATTTAAATCTAAGTTGCCACCTAACTGTGGACTGCTATCTCCTGATAAATCTGTACTGATAGCCGCAAAAGAAAGTTGACCACTACCATTTGTTTGTAATACTTCATTAGCATTTCCATCTGCTATAGGAAAATTTAAACCATCTAATACTATTTTACCATTACCATTAGGTGTAATTGTTATATCACCATTTGTATTTGTACTAGTTAAAGAGTTAGTATCTAATAATAGATTACCAACAGCTACATTTCCAGCAAAAGTAGCATTAGCACCTGCAAAAGTTAAAGCCGTTGTAGTTCCTGATTTAATAATTAAGTTGCCAGAAGTATTTGTTAATGAACCGTATGTAGAACCTGCATCTTTAAGAAAGACATCGCCACCATCTGCATCCAATATAATATCTGTTCCTGCATCTAACGTAATTGTACCACTACTATCTATTTCTTCTATAATAGGAGTGGTTAAAGTTTTATTAGTAAGAGTTTGTGAACCTGTTAAAGTAGTTACTGTGCTATCTATATCAAATGTAACTACATTTCCTGATGCAGTAGTATGAATACCTGTTCCTCCACTAAGTGTTAGTACCTCACTATCTAAATCTATAGATAAGGAAGTGCCTCCAACTGTAGTATTACCACTAAAGTCTAAGTCTTGTGCAGTTAATTGTGAGTCAACGTATGCTTTTACAGATTGTTGTGTTGGAACATGTGTAGCAGAATTAGAAGCCATATCATCTTCATCTTTAAAACCAGCTAGATGTATAGTAGTATCTGATAATTCACCAAAGGTAATTCTATTAGTTGTTGTAATAGTACCAAATCCAGAAGCAATAGAACCAGAAGCTAATGCACCAACGGTTGTAAGACTTGAAAAGCTGTTTAAAGTAGATTCAAAGTAAGTTACAAAATCTGTCAATGCTACTTGAACCATAGTGCCATTATCATTTACAACTAATCTATCAGCATCAGCTAGTGTTGTTGATGTAGCAGATGTACCACCATCTATAATATTTAATTCTGCACCTGTAGATGTAATAGCCGTACCATTTAAATTTAATGTATCTATGTAGGCTATACCATCTAAATAAAAATCTTTAAACTTAGCAGATGATGCTCCTAAATCTACAGTGTTATTTGAGTTTGGTTTAATAACATTAGCACTTGAACCTAATAGTTCTCCTGCCTGTCCAAAAACAGTAATGCGTCCACCTTCTTGTGCATCACCACTATGTGTGTGTCCAGCACTAGCACTAAATGCATCTACTAATTTATTAAATTCTGCATTAAAATCTGCAGCATTAATTACCAGACCAGTGGCAATATTGTTAGTAGATTGTCTTGTATACGAGTTTGCCATTATCTTCTCCCGTTAAGGCTATATTCTAATACTATTGTATCTAAACTAAAAGGTGGATTTGTATCGTCTGTAGTTATTTGTAATTGAAATGCTTTAGCAGAACCTATTAAAGGTTGAACAAGACTACTATCAAAATTATCCGAACTATATTTAACTGTTGAACTACCGTAAACGGATGTTAAAGCATCAAAAACAGAAAACTCAGTTAAGTCATTTGCATACGTTATACATACAGGTTGAGGGTCAACTTTACCAAAATCTAAAATTGGACATACCTGCATACTAACTGCACCTGATGGGTCTGTATATACTGTACCTTTATAAAATGTTTTTCTTAACTGAGGGTCATCTAAAGTTAAATGAGGTGTATGAAAGATAGCTTTTATATTTGCTCCATCAAAACTACTACCACTTTCCATTCTATAAATATAGCCATCATCATTTCCAAAATATATAAACTCTTCATCATTTTCATATTCACTAAATATAGCTCTAGCTTTTATACCTGCTGTTTCAGCCCAAGAAAAATTACCTTGTATTCCTTGTGTTCCTAATATTCCTTGTGAAGAAGCATCACTTATGGCTGTGTTATATGCAAAAATTCTATACTGACTTTTAGTTCTTATCGTAGTAGATGCAAACACAGAAGAAAAACTAGCAAGGTCTGTCATTTCTTTTTGTATTGGATTAGATAAATTTTGGAGACTAAAATCTCCTATCTTATCTGTTGCACCTAAAGATTTTAAACCGTCAGGTCCTAAGAAAACAACATCTCCTGCAACTTCTTGTACCGTATCTGGTGCAATTGCTCCCAAATCATTTGTTACAGGTTCTATTCTATAATCTTCAGCACTACTTCCTACAATTCTATTTATACTATTTTTTGTAAATATAATTAATTGTTCACGAAAAACTATTAAATCTGTTATAGTATCGTTAAATCTAAATATACCACCACCAGATGCTGATGTAAAATCTGTATCACTTAAATAAGCAGAGTACGCTAAAGTAGAACCGTTTGCTACAAAGATATGTCCTTTTAATAAAGCAACAAAGTCAGCACCTGTAAGAGAAGAAGAACTAACTGATGTTATTGTGTTTGCAACTTGGTCGTATATTCTTGGATTACTTGTTCCATCAACTATAAATAAATTTTCGTTACCATCGAAGTTATACTTTAAAAATCTAACTCGTCCTGAACCAGATAAAGATACTCCTGTGCTACCAAAACTACCACTATCAGTTATCTGTGTCCAACCACTTCCTGATGAGCGATATAGATGTGTTGTTCTAGCCGCAATCACAAAACCTGCATAACGGACTACACCTCTAATTATATCTGGGCTACCACCTGTATTTGTTCCTGCAATTGCATTACTATCAAACTTAGAGTAACCTTGTATTCTTCTATAACCACCTTCAATAGAGGGTTCAAAGTTACGTAGAAGTGTAGCAGTTCCTATAGCATTTATACCTTGCTGTAAAGGACTAAGATTGGTTATTAACCCACCTGTTAATTCTACTGGATATGTTCTCCATGCGTCTGCCATAATGTACCTTATATAGTTATATGTAAATTATTGATTTTGTCAAGTCTAATCAAACGCAGCACCGTCAGTGGTTCTTGCATTACCTAAACTAGTATTACCTGTATTATTTATAATCATGCCAGAACGAACATATTCAAATCTATTTACTAATAAACTTCTCATATTCTCTATACCTTCATTAAATTTTTCTTTAGCTACCATTGCATCTTGTGTATTTTCTCTAAACAAATAGGCATAAAACATTGCTCCATCTAAAATAACATGAGCAAATCTTTCAGGTATTGTTGGCACATCATCATGCAGTTCTAAATCTGTAGGAAACTGATAATATTCATATATTATAGTATATGCTTTGTCAGGAGCAGGTACTAAACCATATCTTAAATCAGGTGTTCTAAATACATATTGTGGTTTAGCTGATTTTGAATTATCATATTCATATTCTATATATTTATTAAGGTATTCTTCATAATCTATTACTTTTAATTTTCTTGTTTCAACATCAAGCGTTGTATCCTTTTTAATTCTAAACGTATCCATAGCTACTGTTTTTAACGTATCAGGAAAATCATAGCGCATTACGTTTGCAGTTACTGTTTCTTCTTCTTCTACGTGATTAAAAGGATAATTATATTGTTGTTGATTTATATCTCTGACTGAATGATTAACTGCATCTTTTGCTTGTGCATAAAAACCTGATGCAGTAGCAAAATTAGAAGAAGTTAATTCTACTTCATTTAATCTTCTGTTTATTTGATTAACTAATCCTAAAAAATCATATGCCATTTTACTGCTCTTTTATTCTAAGTGTTATTGCTCGTTCTGCTGAAATTGCTCTTGTGTCTGTCATATTACAAAATAATTTATATTGGGTATTTACAGTTCCTGCAGATAAAAATATAGTAGCAACTGTGCCATCTGAAGAAATATTTTGTGCTGTAGTTGTTAATCCATTAACAGTATCTCCTGCATCAAAACGTGTTTTAACACCATTCTCATTAATAATAAACCAAATGACTTGAGAGATACTTGTACCCTGTCGTAAAAACCTACTCCAATCTACACTGTAGTCTAATGTTTCATCTGGGTCTTTATTAGGAAACCTAAAAGACGACATTTCTATCTCCTTATTTATCTAATACGCACACGTCTTTGTGCGCTAAGTCTATCAAGTGTTGGTGGTATTCTAACAACTCTATTCTGTGAAAATATAAATACTCTTCTATCTTCTGGTCTTGCATCAAATCTTGATGGTATATATACAACTCTATCTCTAGTAAATAAATCACGTAATGATAGATAATTTATTTTTATAGTATCATCACTAGAAGTAGAAGCATTTCCTGTAGCTGAAACAGATACTATTTTAACTACACGAGATTCAGTTGTTGCATTAGCATCGCCTGATATAGAACCATTAGCTAATACTCTTATAGAAGGTATTGCTATAACTGATGCTGAACCTAATATACTGCCATCAACAGCATTTATATGTGCAGGTATGTTAGTTACTGCGCTTGAACCTGAACTAGTAATATCAGCATTAAAAACTTTAACTGCAGAACTAGAGGTAGCACTTTGACCTGCTATTGAACTACTAACATCTTTTAACTTATCTGCTACTGCTGATACAGTTGTTGCACCACTAACAGAAGCACTAGCAATCTCAATGTCAGATGTACTAACACTAGTAATAGATGCTGAACCAGATGCACTAGCTGAAGAATCAAATGTCTGATTAGCTGTACCTGATGCAGTACCGTCACCTAAAATGCTTCCTGCACCTAAAGTACGTCTACCAGCTATACTAGATGCATTTGCTGACCCTGAAGCAGAAGCATCTGCCTCCTGTCCAACTAAACCTTCAGAAGTAGCACTACCTGTTACTGAAGCCTCACCTAACAACACTTTTACAGCAGTGCTTGATGCTGTGCTTTGACCTGTTACACTTGCTTCAGCTTTAAATCTTTGATTAGCAGAACCTGATGTAGTTGCCTCACCTGATACACTTGCTTCTGCAGGTCTTACTTTTATAGCAGTAGAACTTACACTACCATCACCTGCTATACTTGCTTCTGCAGGTTGTACTCTTACAGCCGTAGAACTTACGCTACTATCACCTGATACGGACGCATCTGTTGCTATTCTTACACCAGCAATAGCAGATACACTAGCTGAACCAGATATTGCAGACTCACCCGGTCTTAAACCTGTAGCTGTAGAAGATGATGAACCATTTGCAGATATTGAAGTTCTAGCATCTAATGTAGCAACTGCAGTGCTTGACTCTGTACCAACACCAGATACACTAGCACTTGCAGGTTGTATTCTTACAGCACTTGAGGATACTGCACCTTGACCTGAAACTGATGCAGAAGAAGTTTGTATTCTTACAGCACTTGAGGATACTGCACTTGCGCCTGATACGGATGCATCTGCTGTTAATATTCTACCTGCTTCAGCAGAAAACGGAGCAGTAGAAAAAGGAGCAATAGAGAACGTCATACTGCATCACCTATAGCTATACCATACCATGCACCTCGCCAGAAGAATAATTTGTTTGTGCTAGTTACGTATGCCATGTCTCCTACACTTGCTGACGAAGGTATGTCTGAAGCATTAGTATAAGCAGTTACTACGTTACCTGTGAGTGAACCATCACTTCCTATAGTGTCCGTAGCAACAGCTTGACCAGCACTTGTTGCTATGTCTCTGTTTCTACTTTCTGACATTGTATTACCCCTCTAATTCTGCGGTAGGTACTGCAAATCTATTATTTGCTATTGGATGAGCAACCGTACCTTTTTGTATTCTCAAATTAGAGATGTAACCATAAAAAGGATGCGCATTATCCCAACGTCCGCCTATAGGAAATTCTTGTAAATCATACCCAGTTGAACTATTGTAAGCACCATTTTGAATAAGTTTACCATCAATATAAGAACTAAATTTAAACTCTCCCCCAATGTATTCTTCTACATAATAAAGATGATGCCATGTTCTAGGATGTACAACATTTGTTATATTTACATCACCAGTACCCCCATAAGTACTACCAGTTGCTTGGTGTCCTCTAATTCTTAGGTTATTAGACTGAAAAGCTATTTGAAATTGAGCAGATGAAGTATCCCTTGCACCGTAATTACTCGTTATATGATTGTTACCACTTAAATTATCTTCGTCTATGTAAAACCACAATTCTACAGAAAAGTTATCCGTAGCACCATTATCTACATCACCCATTGTGTAATCTGAAGAAGAAGAACCTGTATGTGTTAATTTTATTATTTCATTTGAGTTATGTCCAAAATAAACTGACTTCATACCGGGTGCAGGTCCGAAATCATATACAGTAGGTGCTGAAGTAACAGATACTGTCCAATTCCCACTTACAGTTGTTGCAGATGCGGCATGACAAGCAAGTAAAAAAGTATTGCTATCTGCAGTTAATGTTTTTGCTACGGTATCTAGTGGTCTTCTTACATGTCCTAAACTTAACCTAAAATCTTCTAGGTAATAATTACCCCCACCAGAATAACCACCAGCAACACTATAATCACCATCTGTATCAAAGTTCTGAGTACCTGAAATGCTTCCCGTATCTACTAAAGTACCATTTAAATATAGATATATTTTATCATAAACACGGGTAATAGCAACATGTGTCCAATCGCTACTTAATATACTACTATTAGACGAACCCATAGTAGCACTATCAAACCCACTTATAGCACCACTTGTAGTACCCCCATCAATATATATAAATACTCCATAACCCGGACGAAGTTGACACAAAAGATTGTCACTCAAACCACCCGGACCAAATTCAAAAAGAGATTTTTCACCTATAGTACTATTTATAACACTTTCACACCAAAACCAAAATTCTATTGTGAAGTCTTGCTTGTTAAAATATAAACTTTGGTCAAAACTTTTAGCATCAAAATAAATACCATGACCTGAACTAGCTCCTGTTTGTCTTATAGATGCAGAAGCATGTTTCTTTCTAGTTGTAGATGAATAAGTTGATGCACCTGATAACCTTACTCTATGTCTTGAAGTCTTATCAAATATATTCATAGCAGAGGGGTTTATAAGAAGTTGTGTATTTGTTATTGCAGTTAAGGGTGAAGTAGTGGGTGTAAATGCACTTGTATATACAGCAGTTCCTTTTACAACTCTTGCATCTGCAACATACCCATGAAAAAATTGACTATTAACAGTTCTTCCACCTATACGAATTACATTATTAGTATTTGTTAAAGTAACAGTTGAGGTAGTTGATGAATCTTGTACTCCGTTTAAATATACTTTAAAACTATTACCATTTCTAACTAAAGCTAAATGATACCACTGATTTTTATATAAAGTAGCAGAACCTGCTGAATAACTACTCCAACTACCACTAGTGCCAACTAAAAAATAAGTATTAGCATTTTCTGTACCTAAATAAAAACCTTGATTATCAGTAGTGTCTGCTGTTGTTATTATAGCCTGTGAACCAGAAAGACCACCATCAGTAGCATAGAACCAACATTCAGCAGTAAAATCACCTGACCCCATGTTAAAATTACTACTACTTGCTGCACTTAAATAATCACTAGCACCGTCAAAAAACACAGAACTAGCATTGTTACTAGTTAAATCAAACACTTCTGTATCAAAAGGATTGGTAGCTGTTTTTTCAACCGTACCATTGTATGTAAAAGTTTGATTTTGACCTGACTCATCTTTTAAATAAGGTAATGTACCTAATAATAACTTTGTATTTGTTACGGTAGCTACATCGTCATAAGGAACAGCAATAATTTGATTTGCTGCATTATAAGTATGAGAACCGTTAATAAATCGTACTCCTCTTACATCACCTATAAAACCCTCTGTGCCATTACCTGTTGCTCCAATAAACGCATAAGTATTACCTGTAGAAATTGAATTACTGTAACTATTGTTATAAGCAATTTTTTCACCATTGTAAAATATTGCTATGTGTGTGCCTGTTCTTGAAACAGCTATATGATTCCATTTTCCTGTTTCAAATTTTTGTGAAGATATTAATTTTCTACCTATTGCATTATCATACCAATAAGAAGTTATGTAACCACTATTGTCATTATCCCAAAGCAGAAGTCCAAAAGATTTTGCATTACTATAATAAGGACCAAGCCCAAATCCACGACTATAATTATTAAATGTGTGGTCTTTATCGACTCTAATATATGCTTCATATGACCAATCACCTGTTCCACCTATATCAAAATCAGCAGATGAACCAGTTCTAATATATGATTGTGCAGTATTAAAACGAGTACTATATCCCCCATCTTTATAGGGAGTAAAAGTAGAAGGATGAGCATCTCCATTAATGCTTACTGTATGACCACTGCTAGATGAATCAGTTATAGTACCATTAGTTCCGTTGTCACCATTTGCTTTCAGTAAAAATGTAGTTTTTTTACTATTTTCAGTTGTCGTAATAAATACTAAATTAAAAGTAGAAACAACATCTGTATTATTAACACTATCAGATGCCCTAAAAGTTAGTGTGCCACTTGTTGTTGTAGCATTAGCTTGTGATTTAGGAGTTACTGTAAATACATTTGTATTGTTACCTGTACCCTGTGATACAGTAGCAAGACCATTGAAATTAGTGTCGGCTATGGCACTATATGTGATAGCAAAACCTTCAGGGTCAGTAGCAACTATTGTGATTACAGTTGTTGTGCTACCGTCTGTGGCTAAATTATAAGATGAGGCAGGGGATGTAGTATATGTAGGCGATGTATTTACAAGTGCAATAACATACCAACCTGATGTACCTCTGATATACAAACCATTGTTTGCTGTAACAAATCCTAAGTCACCTGCGTTAACACCCGTACTTGGTAAGTCAGATAGATTAGTATATGTGGTAACACCACTGATAGCAAGCGAACCGTCTGTTGCGATATTGTCAGCCGCAACTGCCGCACCTATACTTGTAGCTAAATCTCTGTTACGTGATTCTGTCATCCAACTTTATCCCAAGATTTATTTGTTTCATTCCATTCATATAGTATTCCATCTTTATAGTTAGGACTATTTAAAATCTCATCGCTTATATCGCTAGGTACAGATACAGGAGCTTCCCATAAATATGTATTAGTATTAAGCACCCAACTGTCATATGGTTTAGGTTCATAAAAAGCATCTGCTTCAGCATCGTAGTGAAAACCTTTACCAGCATAATTGTAACGCAATGGGTTATTACCTAATTTATGCTTGCCACCATATGTATTATAAGAAGTTTGTATCCATGTTCCCGGATTAGGACATTCGTAACTATCAATAAAGTCTTGTTCAGCAACGATTACTTCTTCAACAATTCCATTATTTACTCTTGCAAAATGTGCCATATTATTATCTATACCTGATATCTAACTATTAATATTCCTGAACCACCTGCACCTGAAGGTCCTGAAGCGTTACCACCATGTGCGCCACCACCACCGCCACTTCCTGTATTAGCAGTTCCAGCAGTTGCAGGTTCAGCGTTATTATAACTACCGCCCATACCACCGCCACCTGTGCCACCTTGACCACCGTTAGCACCAGTGCCACCGTTACCAACATTACTAAAAGCACCAGAACTTCCTCCACCGCCACCTGCTCTTGTAACTGTAGTTCCTGTTATATTACTAGACTGTCCATTTCCCCCATTACCTGATGTCCCACTACCGCCATTTGTACCAGCAGCACCAGCACCGCCACCGCCACCGCCACCAAAGCTACCTGTACCATTACCTGCGGTAGAACCACCATCATAACCTTGTCCTGATGTTGCTGAACCGCCACCACTGCTACCACTATTAAAATTACCACCACCTCCAGAACCACCATCGCCACCACTGTTACCACCTGCAGATGAAGCTCCTTCTCCTCCAGCGTCAGCAGTTAATCCATTAAAAGTAGTATTATTTCCAGCATTACCTCTTGTTGATGTTGTTACAGCCGCACCCCCTGCTCCTATAACGACAGCATAAGTTCCCGGACTCATAGTCATACTTCCTTCAGCACTTGCACCACCACCCGAAGTTTGACCAGATACATTAGTTCTATAACCACCTGCACCACCGCCACCAGAATAATAAAATCCACCGCCTGAACCACCACCAGCAATCATTAAATATTCAACGGAAATAGTAGAATTAACAACAAAATTTGCCGAACTAGTAAAAGTATGAACTTTATAATTAGTAGAACCAACAGTTAAATCTGCTTCAGTTCCACCTGTTGCAGGGGGAGCATAACCTACCATTTCTGGTTCAGTAAGCGAAGCGTATAAGTTATGGTCTTTTGGACTATAATAACCCTCTGCTGTATCTGCAGATGGTTGATTTAATATTCCTAGTTTGCCACCGTTAAAAGGCATTAACTAATCTCCTCATAAGAACAGATAACATCTAACTTACTCGCAGTTCCTGCTGTTACTCTCAGTGTATCGCCTTCTTCTAAATAAATAGGTATTGACTTATCTATAGGAGTAAATGAAGAATTTTGTGCAATACTTACTGTGTCTATAAGTTTATAGGCTGTTGAACTTCTGTATAAATCAACAGTAAGTGTAACTGCAGATGAATGGTCATTTGATACTATAATCGTATTTACTTTAAATACTTTATTACTAGACGCTGAGTTTGCAACTAGGTTTGTTGCGCTAGTACCTACAGCGGCAAGAACAGCAGTCTTTCCTGTAATGGTACTTACATTTACTATATTAGGTGCTGACATTGTTTCCTTCCTTTACTATCCACCAAATACGATAGCCATTGCTATTGCTTTACCTGTGGTTACTCCACCGCCATTACTAAATGCGGCAACTTGTAATTTATCATTTGCTGCCGCACCAGATTGTAAAACCACAGATGAACCATTGGTGGCTGTATAGTCATCTGTATCTACTAATAGTACTCCATTTAAATATACAAATATATTTCCTGCTGTATAACTCATTGTTGCAGAGTTAGCATCACTACCACTAAAAGTTGTTTGGTTAGCCGTAGCTGTATATTCAAATGTATTTATTGTTATCGGTGTTCCACCACCACCGCTACTACTAATCGTAATAGTTTTAGTTGCACCTGTTCCTGATGCTGTTACATCACTACCTACAAAGTTTAATGTGGTTGCAGTAGTAGATAATGAGCTACCTTCTTCTTGAACAGTTACACCCCCACCACCTGAACCTGTGCTTGCGGCAGTAAGTCTTCCTTGTGCATCTACAGTAATACTCGCATTAGTATAGCTACCTGCACTAACAGTAGTATTAGCTAACTTATCAGCATTAACAGCATCATCAGCTATCATACCTGTAGCAACTGTGCCTGTATCTCCTGTACCTATAAGTGTACCAGAAGTTGTGGGAAATGTCAAGAGTGCTTCTGAGTGATTTATTTTATTAGAACCAATAACAATTGCATGATTACCCATGTAAGCATGGCTTGAACACTGATAATATAATATGCTTGGAGTATCTTCAGTTACCGCTATTTGTAAATAGGTGCTTGTTGTTGTAACACCTGTTGTGTATGCTGTAGTCTTATCTGCATCTAAATAAAGTCTAAATGGATGACTTGACATATCGCTTGAGCTAAGAGTAAATCTGTAATGATACTCTGAATTAGACGTTACGTTGTCAACACCATATAGTGTTAAAGCAGGTGACTCTATTCCATTTATAGCATAGCCTTGACTGCTTCCATCTCCGTAATATGGATGTGCAGATGTTTTTGTTACTACAGTCACACTAAATTCTACAGGATTAGAAGAACTTCCATAACTGCTAGATAGCAAAAATGCATCTACATATTCACTTGCTTCTTTATATACTGCTTTTTCTGCAGGTTGTGTTACAAAAATATCTCGTGTGCCAGAAGTCCAGCTAACGGCACTATCAGAATTACTGGACTGTAAAATAGTTGTACGGGCGAGAGTAGTTCCTGAAGAAGTATATGTTCCTATACCTACTTCAAAATCAGTCCCGTCCGTACAACAGTAATAAGTTGTATTTCCATTTCCTATGGATGCAAATGATTCAAAACCAGTAACCGCACCTGCAAGAGTATATGTACCCGTACCAGTTGTAGTAGTGGTTTCTTTCACTCTGTCAGCGACTACTAAAGCCATATTACTAAGCCCCTGCTATTGCTATATTAGGTTTCTGATATGGTTATGTTTGTATCTGCAAATCTTAATGTATCATTTGCCGCTATAGTTTTTGAAGCAGTGAGCGCACCATAGTATATTAAGTTACCTTGACCATGATTAGAACTATCCCATATACCGAAATGTGTCACTGTTCCGAAACCACCACTACTGTTAGCAGTAAATTCTACTGCACCATTACTAGTGGCAGAGCCATTAGATGCAGAATTAAAATTTATAGCTTGCCTAGAATATCCATTAGAGTTTGCTACCTCTGCTCCATTACCTGCGTCTGTAGGGTTAGCAGTATGCAAAGCAAGATATTTCTGTGTTACAAAAGTAGATTCGGTAGTTCCTAAGAAATGGTCTAATACTTTATTCTCTAAGTAATTAGATTTTGCATCTGACATTCTTTTCTCCTATGTCGTTAAGAAAGGGGCAAGTTGCCCTGCCCCCTATTTAAGTTAAGCAAGAGTGTCTCTGTCAACTTCATCTGCTCCTAGTTCACCAAGACTATCAATGTTCATCAACACAGCAAAAATACGAATTTTTCCTGCAGTTGGTGCAGTTGATGTTGCTTGAAGTTCTAGGTCAATGGTATCTTCTGCCGTGCAAATAACAGGGTTAGCCGCTGTTGATGCAGGGGTTAGATATCCAATTCCAGAAGATAAGTTTGTTGCATTGTCGTCAATGTCAACATTAGAAACATACCCAGATACATCTGTACCACCAATCTGACTTCCACTTCCAGTAAAGCCAAGGTTTACAGTATTTCCATCTGCCCCTGTTTGAACAGCTTCAACCATTTCAGCACCTGCTGTCAACACCATAGTATTGGCTGGTACAGAAATTGCTTCAACAATATCACCTGCTGAAAGGCTATTAATTGCAGAGTTGGAAAAATCCAGAGTAGTTTCAACCATGTAAGGCTGACGACCACGTGCGCCTACGCCACGTACAGAGGTTTTAAGAGTACTAACTGTAGCCATTTTTCAATCCCCCCTTACGCCAAGTTGTATGCGGCAGTTACGATTGCTTCAGGACGAAGTATCTTTCTACCGTATAAGTGCATACCACGAACAATGTCAGCAAAGCTGTCAGGGTCACGGTAAGTTTCAGTCTTATTAATCTGCTCTGCAGTAGCAATAGCAGAAGTATGACCAGCCACGATTATGCCCATGTTACTAGCATTAGAACCACCTGTTGTCGCAGGACCTGTGCCTAGTGACGGTAGGTTGTTAGACTGATAGATTTGGAAACCGTGAAGGTTATTTAAAACAAGACCATTTTGAAGTCCAGAACCACCGAAGTCTGAATTTAGAAGACGTGAATCTTCGTCTTTCAAGATTTCAATAAATACTGGGTCAAGAACAAGCCAACGTCCTTGAGTGTCCACGTTTTGTTGGTCAAGTAAACGTGCCATACGTGCAATAACTTGCAATGGGAACGCATTACCTGTTGTACCACTCTTAGCCGCAGTTGCTCCACCAGCACGAGGCTCAAGACCAATTGACTGATTTGCAGTACCTGCAGTGCCATCGGCTTGTGTGAAGTCAGATGCGTCCAAAGACATGGAAGCTAAAAGTTCTGCACCAACTAAGTTTGCACCACTAGATGCAGACGTGACAGCCTTTGAACCATTAACAGTTGTGTTAACAGTATTAGCTGTACCGTGAATTGCAGACTGTTTAAAACCTGACAAGTAACCAAGAACCTCTTGGTCAAACTGGTCAGCCAAACGATATGCCGCACGGTCTGATGCGAGTTGTTGGAAGTTCACATGTGAATGTGCTTCTTCAATATCATCGACCTTAAACGCAAAATAGTTTGCTTTATCAATGGTCAATGAAAAGTCCTCATCGTCAAGGTCTTGTGGTGTTATCGTTGTACCACGAGCGTATTCCTTAACGGAGATTTCGGGTTCTTTGATAATCTTAACAGAATCACCCATTTGTGCAATCTCTCCGAAGTAATCAGAGTTAGTGATTGCTTCAGCAACGGCAGACTTGCGGAAGGCAAGTTGTACCTGTTTGCTGTAAATAATAGGGCTAAAATTGCCGTTAGGAAGATTACCATACCCTGCAGCAGTAGTAAATGCCATGATATGTCTCCTATGTTATTAGCATTGTTACAGATACAAACTCACAAAATTTAGAGGCTGATTAGGTTAGGTGTGACTGTACGGGTCAGGCTAACTGCTTCAGGTAATCCGAAGATTTGTTCGTTTGCTGATTAATTGTGCAAGTAGTTAGCTAGACAACTTACACTGTTGACTATAGTTATATTCATAAATATCTATTTGTCAACTGATTATCTGGCAGAACCAGATATATCATATATGAATTTGCCAGAACGGATTGCTTCCATTATTTCATCTGACTTCTTTTCATATTCTTGTGCCGACATTCTTTGAACCTCGGATTCTTTTAAATAAGAACTAGCCTCGTTTTCTTGTGGCTTTGTCCTCGTATTTTTCGTATTAACCGCTTCAGCAACACTTTTATCATTTTTGCTCTTTTTTTCCTTGCCAATATTTCTATCTGATTTGTATAAATCAATTGCTCGTGCCGCTGACCTTGCGTCATTATCATTCTCGTATAGTGCCTCCTGCACCCATTTAGGTTGTTCTTCTGCCCATTCGTGAAAATCATCACTGTCTCTAATCTCACCAAAGTCAGGATGTAATCTCATCAATTCGGCTTCTGCTTTTTCTTTTGTAGCAGAAAGTTGCATTTCATCAATTGCTTTTACTCTTTCTTCTAATTCTAAAGATTGCTCTTTAGCTTTTTTCATAGCAATTGTTTCTACTATTTGTGCTACATCTGGATAATCTGCCGCCCATTTTTCTATGTCTTCATCAGATTTAGGCAACTTAATTTCTTTTTTCGTAGCCTCTGACAACTGACGCTTTAAAGTTTCTAATTCCTTTTTAAATTCTTCTGCCTGTTTTTGCTGATGTCTACGTAAATCAGAATATCTTTTCTTAAAAGTTTTTTCTTCTGCACTAGTAGGTTCAGGCTCTTCAGGTTTAGTTTCTTCTACTTCACCCTTTTGTTCTTTAATTAATTGTTCTAACTCTTCCTCATCCTTTTTTATTTTTTCTTCTCTTGAATAAGGCTTAGTTACAAATGCTTTCTTTTCTTGTGGCTTCATTTCTTCTGCCATGATTGTATCTGACATATTATGTCTCCTATGCTGGGGCTAACCGTAGCCACTGTCGGGTGGGGAGTTAGGTAGCCAGTTAATGTGGATTATTTTTTAGAGGCTAATCCACCTTGCCTCATCTTTTTGGGTTTTGGTTTTGTTTTAGTTAACAAACCGCCCTTTTTAATACCGCCTTCATAAGCTGTCATTTGTTTAGTTTCTTTTTCTAACTCTTTAATTCTTCTATCTCTATCTTTTTTATCCTGCTTTTTTTCTCTTGCCTTTGCAACTTCTTGTGCTGTTTTTGCACTTCTCTGTGCATCAAAGGGTTTTTTAGCAGCCTTTTTTTGACCAGCTAAAGATGTTTGTCTTGCTATCTGTCTGTCAATCATAGCTTTATCTAATCTATCTCTACCTATTCTTTCTTGCTCTATCATTTTTTGTACAAACTTTTCATTAATTCCACCCGGTTTTATTTTTAACTCAGGTTTATCTTCTGGACTTAATGCGTACTTAGCACTCTCAAAACCAAAAAATGCTTGTTCACCTGTAAGTGGGTCTAGGTATTCACCATTGTCACCTATAATATAACCTGTTGCTGTTCTAGTTCCCGGCTCTAATTTACCTAATGCAGTTGAAACAGAAAATGGGTCAACAGGTTTAGTAAAAGGAAATAACTCCTGAGTCATTTTAAGTCTATCATTATCTAAATCCATTTTTTGTCTAGCCGCTTTATCTTTTCTCCCTTCACTAGTTTTATCTTCTCTAACTTGTGTCTGACCAATTGTAGGTACAACAGTTACTTTATCTTTATCAGGTGCAGTATATTCACTAGCTAATATAAAACCTTCTGGTAATTGTGTTACACCGGGAATATACGTTATATTTCTACGTTCTCCTGTTTCTGGATTAATTATTTCTACTAAACGTGGAGCTTGAGATGTAGTCAAAACGTCTTGAAAAGTTAAATTAGAGTAGTCAGGTTGTGTTGGAGTAGTTGTTTGTTGTGGTCTAACATATTCAACAGATGGTGTTACAGACTGCGGTGCTGTAGCAGGTTGTGGTGTTGTAACTGCAGATGGTACAAAACTTTGTTGTGGTGGAACATAACCACCTACATTATACTCCATATCATCTTCCATGTCAAGGTCTGATAATTCAAAAGGTATATCATCTGGTATAACAGCTTCATCACCATTACCCATTTGACCCATCTTATCCATCATAGACAAACCCATCTTAGCTTCTTGTCTCATCTGCATAAGTTTTTCAAGACCTATATATCGAACTACATCAGCAGGAAATACAAACTCACCTTCACTTAACTGTGCTGGTATATCATCACGAACTTCTTCTTGTGTAGAACCTACTGGCACATCATTACCTGATACAGGGTCTATTGTACCACCTTCATCTTTTAAACCGCCATCATCAAATAGTTCCATCTGTTTTTTCAGTGCCATTTACTTCATCCCTAAGATATTTAAGTTTTCTTAATGCTGATATTGCGCCTTGTTGTCTGTGTACTAAAACTGTGTCAGAAGTTTGTTCTAATACATTTTGATGTACTTCTATAGTAGCATCTATATAATTACTGAACGCTTCCCACTGGTTGTTGTTGTTGACCAACGGCTTGAGCTTGCTGAGTATTTGCCCCTTGTTCATTTCCTGTAAATCCTTGTTCTCCCGGCACTGGTGCTTGTCCAACACCTATGTTACCGCCACCTGCTCCACTGGTATCCATTGCATCTGCTCCTGCAGGTGCGCCCTGTGGTTCTTGTGGTTGTTCTTGTTGAAAGCCTTTCATCAACTCTGCTTGAATAGCGGCTTCATTCATATTGTTGGTAACTTTGTCGGGGTCTAACTCCATAGACTTTGCAATCTCACGAATAATATATTGGAACTTAGCAAACGGTGCAAGAGATGGATTACTTGCAACCTGCAAGAATTGCATAAGTCTTTGACTACGTACTTCATTAGCCATGAGACTTTCTGTACCTCTAGCTCGTACTTCTAAGTCTCCTTTAATTTCTGGGTCAAAATCAAACTGCATATTAAATCTAAACAACCCTTCTCCTAAAGGTCGTAATAGATAGTCATCTACATTCTTAATAACAGTCTTAGTGCTTCCTTGAGCCGCACCCATAAGCATAGAAATACCAGAAGCAGTTCTACCTACACCTTGCACTCCTGTTTGACCATGAGCAAATGAAGGGAAGCCTGTGCTTTCATCTGCGAGTACACGTGCTTTATCAAACAGCATCATGTTCTCACTAGACACATTCGGGAACTTTGTACCAAATATCGCTTGTCCCGGTGCGCCACCTTGTCTGCGAAACACCTTGCCCGGATATAGGGATAAGTCTTGACCCGGCACTAGGTTGGTTTCATCTACCTCTACAATTAAATTACCAGACAATACTGCATTATCAACAGCCATACGCATAAAGCCATTCATCAACGTCTGTGTATCATCCATGTTTTCAGCAATACCTACACCAAAGAATGAGTATGGGTTTAACTCATAGGGTGCGGCATGATATGGTATTTTTGCAGGTTTAAATGGATTAAGAACCATTCGTATTAGTTTACCATTACATACCCATACGTTTGCCTGTAATTCATCAAAAGTTTTTAGTTCATCTGGAATATTAATCTCTGCTTCTTCAAGCATTTCTGTATCTACCATACCCCAGTATTCTAATACATCAAAGCGTTCTACTCCGTGTTCTGGTGCATAATCAGATAAGTCATCTTCCCAATATTCTTTAGTATAGTTTTCTCCTAGCTGTATGACTTCATCTATAACTGTGTCTCTGAACATCGGTCTTTTCTTGAGATTCCGAAGTTGCGACCTTGACATTTTATGTCGTTCAATGACGTACTGTGCTTCATCCATATTATTGGCATCAGGGTCAGGGTAAAAATTCCAGACAGAAACGTGTGAAACTTGAGGCATTGTTTTAAACTGTGGGTCATATTCACCATCCTCTCCCCAATTAGGATATTCTTTATCTACAGCAAAAGGTCCTTTCATTACACCAGTGCCAAATAAAGCCATCTCAAATGCTGTGCTACGTAAATGTTTACTAGCACTTGATTCTTCTAGCTGGTCGTGTATTTTCTTCTGCATCTTCTTTGCGGCTATCATAGCTGGGCTAAAGGTAACAGAGGTAGGTGTAGCACCTGCTCCTTCTTTAAGCCCCTCTATACCCTCTAATTTCTCCGTTAAAGGACCTAGCATTTCTTGAAGAGACTTTTCTGTAGCACCTGCAGGTAAATCATTACCATCTCCTGCAAAGCCATATGGACTACTCAGGGCAGTATCACCACGCAACTGCTCTGGTTCTTTTGGGTCGAAGTGTACGTCTGCGACAACTCCTTCTGGTAACTCAGTAGGTTCAACAGAAACAGGAAACCGATTATTAGCAAAGAGTACATCGACAATTTGCCCATAAGCCGCAAGAGTTTTTGTTTTTGTAACTTTAATAAAGACACGTGACTTCTCCGATTCAGTAAACTGAACATCTGGTCCGTATAGTCCTCTATAGTTTCTATAGGCTTTTAACCAGCGTTGTTCATCTTGATAACGATAGTCTTCTGCTCTTTTAAATCTTTCGTGGATAAATGGTATTATGGAAGACACATCAGCATCTTCAGTTGTGCTATCATCTACATCCTCTAAAGATATAGAATCTGCTTCAATCATTACATTTTCATCTTCAGCCATTTTTTAATCCTTAATATCCAAAGGTTGAATCTGCTACTGGCATACCACCGCTAGGTCTACCCATTGGGTCGTAGTCAAATATACTAAATCGAGGTCGTGACATTATTCCGTATCGCAATGCATCATACAAGTGGTCTTCTGCTTTCGTGTCAATATCCTCTGGATTTTTCTTATCCAATGGCAGTGAGGGCAATTGAGAGATAATGTCTGTGCAACTACTAAAGAAAACAAGTCTAGGTTCTTCCGTAAATTCATCAACCTGTAGCCGTCTATGTATTTCATTTTTACCAGAAACACGGCTACCTCTGCTTCTGTCTGATGGTCGCCATCTGCAACCCTTCTGTATCATTTGCTCTGCAAGGCTAGGACCAGTATCGCCACGCTTATGCCAAAGAGAACTATCAAGCACACCATACTTAATATTGCCATCTTCAGCTTCTAACTCCAATATCATATCTGCTAAGTCTGTAGCTAAGACTTTTGACACGTACAGTTCCCTGTACACAATGAGTTGTTCAGACGGACTGACAGCAAACCATACAACAGCACTGTAAGACCCATACCCATAGTCACATGCTCTGAACTTAACCCAATTGTTAGGAATATTAAAAGGTTCAACAACATGAACATCACGATTAAACTCAGTAAATGCCGCACCTTCTTTAATGTCCCAATCCCCATCCAAGAGTTGTCTTCGCTGTTGTTCTGGGAGTGACAAGAGCATGGCTTCGTAGTCACCAGCATCTGCGAGATAGGGGTTATCAGATAACCTAGCAGGTATAAACCGCCTCTTGAAAAGCGGTCGCCCAGCTTTGCTATGCCCTGCTGGATACTTGAGAATTTCACCTGTTTCAATATCTGTCGCATCAAATGCCTTTCCGTATGGTGCTGGGTCTATGAACATTTTCTTAACCCAGTGATGACCCCTACCACCCGGGTTTGTTGTTGCCCTCATAAAGATGGGCAAATCAGGGGCAGTGGACCTAAGACGAGAGCGCATGTAGTTCCATGCATATGGAGATTGCCATTGTGTTAACTCGTCAAAGCCAATCCAGCTAAATGCTAGACCCTGATAGCGCAGGACATCTTCATCTCTGTCAAGGTATGACATCCACAATCTCGCTCCAGATGGTGCTGTCCACTGCATTTTTCGTTCAGACCATTTTATGCCTGACCATATTTGTGGGTACAACTCTTGTGACTTGAAGATAAGTTCACGAAGTTCTTCTGTTGTATGTCGTAACAGCAATCCACTAAATGCTGGATGCCCCATGTATCGTAGTGGGTCAGCTAACATGGCATAGGATTTACCACCCCCTGCCGAACCACCATATAATACTTCACGCTCACTAGCCGCTAGAAAATCTGTTTGAGGACCTTCGTTTGGCTTAAATAACACATTAGCGTGTTCTTCTTCAAACTCTGTTTCATATGAAACATCTTCAATTATTTTAGGCTTTTGCGCCTGTTCTTTCTTCTTCAAGGGCTTTCGCTTTGGCGATTGCCGTTTCCGCATATTCTGCCCATTTGCGGATGCTTGCAACTTTGTTCTTACGCTGTCGCTCATTCTGTAACCGTTTCCTTAGTCCTACGTGTGATATGTATCTATCGCTATTTGTACTCAACCAGTTGGCTACCTCACGATAG